AGAATTGCAGTGCATTAAAGAAATGTTCGAAGCAAGTGTAGATGGACAACCCTATGATAACGAAAGATGGGGACAATATTATCGTCCATATGGTTTAGATGCTCCAGCAGGTTCCTCAACCTCTAGTACGTCATCTGCTCCAGCAACTACAACACCAACACCTGCTCCGGCAACTCCAGTTGCAGAAACAGTGGCTCCTGCTCCAGTAGCAACACCAGAAGAGATAGGTGCAACACCTACTCCTGCTCCACAAACAGAAACTGTGGCGGCACCTGCGGCTCCGGCAACAGGCGGTGAAAGCAAAAGAGCTGAAGACATTCTAGCGATGATTCGTAACAGACAATCTTAAAAATTTGTCTCTATCTTCTCTTCTAAAAGGTAAATATGAATAATTTTTTTGTGATAAAATTTGCACAAGGATCAGGTGGCAAATTTGTTAATTCTATATTACAAACTAGTGATAAAATAGGTCATTGGGATATAGAAGTCAACAGAGCTAAAAATACAAATTCTTTTGCAGATAAATTTTTAGAATATACTCAAGAAAGTTTTCCTACAAATTTAAATATTCATTTAAAAAAGGAACCATGTTTACCTTTTAGTTTTAAAGAATTTAGTAGTAACTACACTAAGACAACCTTGTCATATGAAAAAGTTATGAAACTTTTAAGAAATGAATCATATTGTAAAGAAATTTTTTCTAATAATCAGAAACTTTCTTTATATAAACATAACGAAACTGATGAGTTTTTAAAAGATAGTGATATTGTAACATTGTGTATAGATAGTAAATATGCAAAACGTTTTACTCAACAAGCATCTATACATAAAAGGTATGGAGTAAATGAAAATTATGTTTTGTATAAAATGCACCATCCAGAGTATTGTAATCCTCGTAGTGCTAATTTAGCAAGTAAATATGTTGATGAGAACAAACCTTATCGAAATATATCCAAGATACAGTTTTTAAAAAAAGAAATACTAAACAGAAAAATTTATCAACCTTATATAAATTTAAATGGTAAAGGTATCATTAGTCTTACAAATATAATCACAGATACATTTACTGCTACAAAAGAATTGAAAAAAATTTTTAATGATTATGGGCTTGGCAATTTTAATGAAGATCTTGTTGCACAAGCTCATAGCATATGGTTCAATGCACAAAAAATGATATTAGAAAAAATAAACAATGCAACTTAATACTAGTTATTTTAGAAAAATACAAGATAATAATCTATGGATCCATGATCATCTTGGTGGCTTTGATATAAATCTAGAATCAGATGTATTAAACTCTGCTGTTCAATTTGCGAAAGAAAACAATATATCTACCATAGAAGTAGGTTATGTATTTTCAGATTATTTTAGTAGACGCTATGGTATTAATTTTTCCTATAGACAAGAGTTGGTCGGTGGCAATGGGTGGGAAGATTTAACATCTTACACTCGGCATCCACACATAAATTATAAAAATTTTATTTGCAGTTTTAATGGCAGCGGTCATGTAAGTAGGCAACTATTATCGTCGATACTTGAAAATCAAGGATTGTTTAACTCTGACTATTCCAGTAAAAATTTTAAAGGTAGTAATGATAAAATATTAGGACAATTGAATACTTTAGATCTTACTGAAGACGAGATAGAACTATACGATAAGTTTTTTAAAAACACAAACGAGTTTAATGATACTGTTTATAGTTTTGGCCACGTTCGATTTGATCACGGTAACAACATCTATAATTTAGAATCTAAGTTAACACAAAGTTTTGTGCATGTAGTCAGCGAAACCATGGCTACGAGTTATTACCCTTTTGTAACTGAAAAGTTTTTGTATAGCATTGTTACCAGAGGTTTATTTGTAGCTTATGCACAACCGGGATGGCATACACACTTAGAGAAATATTACGGATTTAAATTATACGATAAAATATTTGATTATTCATTTGACAGTATACAAAATCCAGTAAAAAGGCTAATTAAGTTAATAGAAATGCTATCTAAATTTTCAAAATTATCTGCAGACGATTGGCGAGATTTATGGTTTATGTTAGAAAAAGACACAATAGAATATAATTACAATCATTACTTTAGTGGCGATTATTCAAAACATATAAAACAGTTTGACAAAACAGGTGATTTATAGTAATATAAAATATACTAAGGACTTTAGATGAACAAACACTTATTAGTAGGATGTAGTTTTACAGATCCTCTTTGGCAAGATGTAATACCTTGGAGCATATATTATAGTAAAAACTATCAAACATCATATATAGTCGCAAAAGCAGGAATGGGCTGGAATGGTATTTGTACTGAAGCATATACGTATGCACAAAATTTAAAATTTGATCATTGTGTAATAATGCTACCTACTATGTTTAGAATGGATATGGAAGTAAACCACGAAGGTCAAATTGCAAATGCAATGGTAGATTTATTAGAAAATGGAAAAATTATTACTAATGCTACGAGAAAGTGGATTATTTCTGGAGGCTTAAATTTTGAAAAAATGTTGCAAGGTAAAGAAAAGAAATTGTTCTATGAACTTTACAAGTATATAGACTTTTTGCCTTTAATACGGGAACAGGTGCTTAAATTAAAGTTACTGATTTTTAGTTTGAAAGAAAAAAATATATCCTATACCATTACAGCAATTAAAGATCCAATGCATCAATTAGAAGGTTTGGATTATATTAAAGATGATATAATTGAGTTGCTTGATATTGTTGAATACAGTAACTGGTTAAGATTTGACGGAAAGTTTATTGATGAATTTCTCAGACATGATAAACATCCTACTACAGAAGAACATAAACTTATTGGAGACTATATATGGCAAAGCCGTTTGACGTAAGTAAATTTAGAAAAGACATTACAAAAAGTATTGATGGATTAAGTATTGGATTTCATGATCCAACAGATTGGATTAGTACAGGAAGCTATGCATTAAATTATTTAGTGAGTGGAGATTTCCATAAAGGTGTTCCTATGGGAAAGGTGACAGTATTTGCAGGTGAATCAGGTGCAGGTAAAAGTTACTTTGCAAGCGGAAACATTATAAGAAATGCACAAGAGCAAGGTATATTTGTTGTGCTAGTAGATAGTGAAAATGCACTAGATGAAAGTTGGTTACAGGCTCTGGGTGTAAATACAGACGAAAGTAAGTTATTAAAACTTAGTATGAGTATGATAGATGATGTAGCAAAAACACTTTCTACATTTATGAAAGACTATAAAGCAATGCCTGACGAAGAAAGACCTAAGGTGTTATTTGTAATTGATAGTTTGGGAATGTTACTAACTCCTACAGATGTAGATCAATTTGATGCAGGTAATATGAAAGGTGATATGGGCAGAAAGCCTAAGGCACTTACTGCACTTGTACGTAATACAGTAAACATGATTGGTAGTTATAATGTAGGAATGGTATGCACTAATCATACGTATGCCTCGCAGGACATGTTCGATCCAGATGATAAGATATCGGGCGGACAAGGCTTTATCTATGCTTCAAGTATTGTTATTGCGATGAGAAAACTTAAACTAAAAGAAGATTTAGATGGAAATAAGACAACAACAGTCAACGGTATAAGAGCAGCTTGCAAAGTTATGAAAACTCGTTACGCAAAACCTTTCGAAGGCGTACAAGTAAAGATTCCATATGAAACAGGCATGGATCCATATAGCGGATTACTAGATTTATTTGAAGCAAAAGGATTACTTACAAAACAAGGTAATAGATTAAAATATACAACTACTTCTGGAGAAGAAATGCTTGAATTTAGAAAAGGCTGGACAGGTGAAAAACTAGAAGCAATAATGAAAGACGTTTCTGCACAAGATGGACTAAGTATAGATGACATAGTACAAGAACCAGTTTTAGAAGAAGTATTAGAGGAAGAGAATGGAAGCACCGATTAAATTAGTATATGAAATACTAAAACAATATATACCTGCTAAAGAAATGCAAAATGCTACAGATCACTTAGTAGATGATTTGCAAGAAATATTAGATGAAGAAGATCTAATTAAATTAGGCGGTTTAGATGAATACATGAAAAGTAGTGTAGAAGAAATTGTTGGCGAGGTTACAGAAGATTTTGAGGAAGAGGATTTGTATTGAGCCAGTGGTACAACAGAGTTGTTAACAATATTGCAGATATTCCAGGTTTCATAAATTTTTATGAAAGCGAACTGGAAGAAGCAAAACGCGAATGTATTGTAAAAGGTATTGTAGAAAAAAATATTACTGCATTGCCTGGTATTACAGAACATAGATTTAATCAATTACAAGAAATAGAAGCAGTACTTAACTACCTTAATATACAGTTACGTAAAATAAGACGTAAACATTTTCAAAAATATTTAGAAGGATATGCTCGTGCTTTAACAAGTCGTGATGCAGAAAAATATGTCGACGGTGAGGATGAAGTTATTGACTTTGAAACTATAATCAATGAAGTTGCATTACTCAGAAACCGTTGGCTAGGCATAATGAAAGGTTTGGATACTAAGCAATGGCAAATGGGCCATGTAGTAAGACTGCGTACTGCAGGTATGGAAGACATAAGAATTGACTAGAGAAGTTGCCAAATGGGACCATCAAGCAAGTCATAATCACAGCCTGCTTACATTAAACCTACTAGATCAATTTGATGACTTTAAAATTAGTATTAAGCATATGGCTGACTTTGGATGCGGCAAAGGATTAGATTTAGAATTCTGGGCAAATATGCATGAATGGACTCTTGATGGTACGCCAGGTCCTAAGTTAAATTTTAATTGTGTAGGATTAGATTTAGATGCAGAAAAGAATACTCCTAGTAGAAAAAATATAAAATATAAAAATCACGACTTTAATACAGATGACATTATTTGGAGTGTACCTTTTGATGTTGTTTGGTGTCATAATCTTATGCAACATATATACAGTCCAGTAGAATTCTTAGGGCGTGTTAATCGTGCAATGTCTATAGGAAGTATGTTATATTTGTGTGTACCTTCAACTGTAAGTGTATATCAAAATATATTCCAAAATTATACACCTGGACAAAATTATAACACATTTACAGTAAGTCAATTACTATATCTACTTGCACTAAATGGATTTGACGTAAAAGATTTTTACTTACAAAAAGAAAAGTATACAGATTTAATACAAGTTTTAACTTATAAAGAACGAGAACCTTTGCCTTATAATACTAACTGGTATGAAATGGTTGATATGGATATACTTAACGAAAATATGAAAGAAGTAGTACTCGGTAATGGAATTTTATCTGACCAAGGCTTAGTAACTAAATGGTTAGACGGTACAGTATATGATTATAGGTGGCACACTTGACAACATTAGTATTAGTAACAGGAGGCTTTGATCCTCTTCATAGTGGCCACATTGCTTACTTTAAAGCTGCAAAACAACTAGCAAATTATGGAGGAAAACTAATTGTTGGTATAAACAGTGATGATTGGTTACAACGTAAAAAAGGCAAACCTTTTATGCCTTTCAAAGAACGCAGTAAGATAGTGCAAGAACTTAGTTGTGTGGATAGATGTATTAGTTTCGATGACAATGACGATACTGCAAATGGTGCAATACTTAATGTAGTCACACAGTTCAATTTTACAAAATTAATATTTGCAAATGGTGGTGATAGAACACACGGCAACTGTCCTGAATATAATTCTTGGAAAAAGGATAAACGTATCCAGTTTGAATATGGTGTTGGTGGATTCGACAAAGCAAATAGCAGTAGTTGGATACTAAAAGACTGGTCTGCACCTAAAGTAAACCGTGATTGGGGTTACTATCGTATTTTATATAAGGGTGAAGGGTTCCGTGTTAAAGAATTAGTTATAAATCCACACAGTAAGTTATCTATGCAAAAACACGAACATAGAAGCGAAACTTGGAACTTGGTATCAGGCATTGCCAAGTTACATATTAGCAACAGGCAAATGCCCATAGATCCTGCAATACACACTTTACAAGTACAAAATCCTATTGACATACCTAGTGGTGTATGGCACCGAGGCGTAAATGATTCTGATAAGCCTGCACATATTGTAGAGATTTGGAAAGGTCCCAGCGAGTTATTATCCGAGGACGATATACGTCGCTGGGATCCTATCAAGCAAAGCTAGGCAGTTTTAGAAATACTCTTAGTTTCTTTTTTAATTTTTTCTTCTAAATGACCAATCATAATTGTTCTCATATACTGAGCTCTTGCAAGATCCGTAAATGAGTATTCTCTTATATCATCATTTGCTATTTTAATTGAAAAACTATAAAACGCACCAGATTTTTTTATACTAGATGCACTTCCTGCGGCTACCTTTTTTGTATTAACCAAGGTACCAAATTTAGTTTCGATTATATTTGTCATTGTCACTCTCCTTTACAGTTGAGTGCGTTCCTTCAGCGATTGCTTACTTCCGCCCTTACGGGTGAACGTATATATATTTATTAATCTAATTTCATTATTTTAGACATTTCTGGATATGTGCTTGTAAAGTTTTGATTTCTTCTTTTATCTATTTCGTTTACTCTATTCCAAAATTGTGTGTTAAGATTTAGATATGTATCTTGCTTCAAAATATTACTAATTTCTTTTACCCTTATAAATTTACTATCTTCTAATTGTTGTATAAGGTTATTGCGTTTGTTAATAGGAATATTTAAAATATCAAAATAAGGCGGATATTTTACAAGATTTAATTCGTGTTTAATATTAAGATTATCTGCGTACGTCAATGTTTTATCTAAAGTTGAAATATTAAAAATACTTACTACTGTATGAAAATCTAATCTGAATTTTTCTCTATTTAATTTTGAAAAAAGTTTTAAATTGTTTTCAACAATACTCCATTGCACACCATTTCTTTCATATTCAAACCTATCTTGTATATTATCTATGCTGACAGATATTGAAACATTTTTAAACTTGTCTAATACCTCTAAATGTTTTTCAGAAAAGATTGTACCATTAGTATTATAATGTATCTTTACATAATCTTTGCCTTGGTCTATTAATTTTTTCAGAAATTCTAAATGTTTGTTATCTAAAAAAGGTTCTCCGCCACTAAATGTCACTAGCGAAATATCGTCAAAGTCACTTAGTTCTTGTACAAAAAAATCTTTTTGTTGGTTTAACGTATAATCCAATTTTTTAATATCAGGAACATTTGAAAACTTTTTGTCTTCACTATACCACAAACTGCTAAAATTATGGCTACATATTCTACACTTAAGATTGCATTGTATACCTACTTTTAGATCTACTATTTTTACTTTAGGTTTTGAAAATTGATTTGTAGTCAAAGTTTCTTCTAAAAACTCATAATTATTTTTTTGCCTTTTGCTAGTGACCCCAATACTTTCTTTTCTCCAGCATCTATCACAAGCACTTGGATACAAATTATTTTTAAAATCTTCTCTTAGTTTTGTAAAAGGTTCGCTATGAAATGCTTGTTCTAATGTTGTGTCTTTAATATTTGGCCAATCAATATCTACTCCTGTTTCATTTTTTATATCACAACAAGGAGTAATTTTTCCATCTACTCTTAATTCAATACCTAAAAAAGGATTGACACAAAAGTTTTTATTTTTTTCAAAATTTGTAATATTATTTTTAAATTCAAAATTTACTATATCATTACAAAACTGTTCTGCATATAATTTTACATTGTTATCGTTGCTTAATAAATGTACAAAGAATGTAGGAATATCTATAGCATAAATGATATCATAAAAATGTTTCCATATATGCTTATCAGTTTTTTTGTAAGCAGTAATTATGATTTTTTCGCCAGGAAGATATTTGTCTTTCTTTATAGACCGTAAGTCATTGTACATATCTTCAAGAGGTTGATTATAATAATCACTTATTTCTTTCTCAAATATGATCACGTAATCTTCTCCATTGTATATGTATCTCGTCTGCAAACCATTCAGTATAGCTCATTCGATTTAACCAATTATTTCTGTCAGGTTTACTAAGCCATGTTCCCATTTCAGTGCCTACATCATATGCTAAACTATGTTCACTAACTACTGCAGGTACTCCTTGTATTACACTACTAATACCAGCATTACTACTATGGCTAACAGTAAAATATGTATGCTTTAACATATGTTCTAAATCAAAACTATCATAAGTCTGCTGTATGTGTTTAGGTATATTCCAAGTTACACCTTTTTGTTTATACCAATTCATATCACACGCCCAGTGTAATCCTTCTCTAAATCTTGGATGACTACGTACCACTATAGGTTTATCAGTAATCTTACGTACTTTTAAAATTGTTTTTTTATAGTAAGTATCCATATCTGGCATATTACTCCATTGTTCACTGTATCCGTGTTGTCCACAAATTAGCACATATTCTCCATCTTGCTTCCACGGTTGAAGTACAACACCAAATTTGTGTAATCTATCATCAGGCATATATGTATCTATTGCGAAGTTAGCATCTCTGTTTATGCCATTTATACCTAGTTTCCAAGTTTGATTACGCATAAGTCCACCTACTTCTATAACTATAACAGGTTTTTTACGAGATCTATAATGATCCCATACACGTTTATTACCAGCCATACGACCATACCATAGTACACTCCATATAAGAGCAGCATCGGCATTCATGTCTTGTTCTACGAGTGTATCAGTTTCTTTTATAGCATCAAGTACTTGCGGGTAAACTTCATTAGCATTACCTGGAAGATTGTTAGGAAAATAAGATATTTTCATGTTGATTGTGCTAGTAATAAATAGTTATATGCGTACATTATCAGTATTTACCTCTTGGCATCCAACAGGATATAAAAAATATGGCAAACAATTTATAACAGGATATAACAACTGTTGGCCAAAAGAAGTTCCTCTAACAATATATGCAGAGGACCATAATCCAAACGTTCAAGGCAATCATAATATAAAACTTAATGATCAAAGAACTACACTGCCAGATTTAAAGGCTTGGCAGGAAAGACACAAAGATAATCCACATGCACATGGTTGGAATAAAGACAAAAGTAAAAAAAGTTTTTTATGGGACGCAAGCCGTTTTGCAAACAAAGTATTTGCACTATGGCATTTTGCAAAAACATGTAACACAGATATTTTTATTTGGTGCGACGGTGATGTAAAGACACATACACCTATGTCTTTAGATTTCTTACATAGTATTGCTCCTAGTGAAAATCAACTAGTAACATATTTGGGCAGACGCACATGGCCCGAATGTGGTTGGATGATGTTTAATCGTAATCACCCAAAGTTTGAAGAGTTTATGGAACAGTGGAGATGGATATACGAAAGCGATGACATATTCAATCATGTTGAATATCATGATAGTTTTATATTTGGAGAGCTTATAGAAGATTTTAAGTCTATAGGTGTAGAAATGAATGACCTAGGAGGTCCAGATAAAGGTGGTCATATCTTTATTAATAGTCCATTAGGAGCATACATGGATCATTTAAAAGGGTTTAGAAAAGAAGTAGGAAAAAGTTTAGCAGGTGATTTAGTAGGTGGGTTTCAACATCATAATAATCCGCATTGGCAGGACTTGCGGCAAGTAACTAAACAACAAATACGTGCAGAGAAAATGAAAAACCCACATGAATATGATGCTGCACAGGAACAAAAATCTCAAGGAATAAAAAAATGAGCAATCTTAGTGTAATACAAAACGTAAAAGAAGTATATACACATCCTTATCCATATGTTTGTGTAGAAGAAGCATTGCCAGAAAACGTATACAAAGAATTAGAAGAAACATTTCCAGAAGAATTAGTTACTAGTACTAGTCCACATGATGGAGGCATAACTTATAGATACAAATGTAAGGAAGCAAATCATAAACCTATACCAGCTATAT